CATATTCAGCCGTTACGACTTACACGTACTTCAAACACGCAAAGGACGGAGAATAACTATGGATGTTAAAGAAACACTGACGGATGTACTACAAACAAATGCAGCAGTAGAGATTATGAATGAGATTGTAATCCACGCATTGCAAAGCTCTCGTGATACTTGTGCAGAGATGCGTGAGCTGCTCGAGGCTAAACGTGACCGTAAGGGCCTCTGGTCTAGTGCCGAAGCGGAGGACTGGGCAAGCCTTGTGCTAGACATAGCAGCACTAGATCGTGTGATTGACTATTATGGAGGATAACATGACTAAACTGTATGACTTAGAGCCAATGATAATGGATTGCTGGCATGTATGCGATGACCTACAGGTAGTGTTCAGGCAGATAGGTGACGGTGAACGTGAGCCTACAGAAGATGAAATGATGAACACCTTGATGGGTATGCAACAGCTATACCAGTGGAAGTTTGAGCAGTTGTTCTTCAAGTATGAGGAGGCAATACGTGACAGACAATGAGTGGCCTATAGAGGCAGACTTTAGTGACATCAGACCTATGACACCAGAGGAACGTAAGGCATCTAAAGATCGTGACGAGGTTAACAAGTGGCGTAAGTGTGTAAGCTGTGGTAATGCAAGCAAAGACACATGGTGTGGCTTCTGTTTGGAGGAAGAGTAATGATAAACAGTGAGTGGAAGAGACTAATGAAAGAGCATGAAAACTTTAAGGAGAACGTAATGGCAGAACATACAGCAGACATCGTGAATGAACCTAAGCATTATGCACGGTGGGAGATAGAACCTATCACATACATCATGTCCAATAGCTTTGACTTCTGGCGGGGTAACATCATCAAGTATGCTAGTCGTGCAGGGTTCAAGGCATATGATGGTAAGACAAGGGATGCCAGTGAAATCCTTGACTTGAAGAAGGTGATCCGGTATGCTGAGATGCGTATCAATCAACTGAATGGAGAGGAGAAGCTGTAGTGTTTACTGTTGAGTTTGAGTTTGACCACGTTAAGATCATCTCAATGGATGAGACTGGTGAGCACGAAGACTTAAAGGTTTACATCACAGATGATGGGACTGTCTTCCTTGCACAGGATGACCCAGAGGGTGACACTGAGGATGTTGTTGTGGTTCGTTATCAACAATTGCTTGACATCCTAGCATCCCTCCATCAGACTGAGGGTGCATACCAGAACAGAAAGAGGAGTATGAATTGACTATAGAATTTTTATACGGTGCATCTGTTATGTATCTTCTAGGCGTCCTGTTTTTCTTTGAGGCTTTCTCCTCAGATGAAGAAGGTGCTGGGGTAAGTTACTTAATCACGGCCTTTGTGTGGCCTTACATTGCACTAAAACTAATCGTGCTAAGACTTTTGCACGGTAAACAGGAGGACTAGACATGCGTTGTTATATATGTAATGCTATGACACATGGCACAGAGATATACTGGGAAGAAGACAAACAGTCATGGTCTCCTTGCCCTAAGTGCATAGCCAAGGTAAAGGAGGCACAAGAGTTTGAACTATTCGATGGACTACGAACACAAGAAACACCTGCCATGCCTAAGCTGCGGGAGTAGTGATGGTGTTTATCCACACAAGGACGGGGCTTACTGCTACGTCTGTAAAACTAAAACATTCAATGATGAGGAGGACAACATGCCACAGCCACACCTAACCGCAGTCAAGCCTCTACCACCAGTTACGGGTACGCCTTCAGCTATCCCTAGCCGTGGTTTAACTAAGGCAGTGGCTGAGAAGTACAAGGCACTCACATCTAACGGACAGGTTAACCTGATCTACACCTTGGATGGTAAGGCTACTGGCTTCAAGCAACGAGGCTTGCAAGAGAAGACATTCAAGTTCAACGGTAATGCCAAGGCAGACCTGTTCGGACAGTCAGCATTCTCTAAGGGTGGCAAGTCAGTCACCATTACAGAGGGTGAGTTCGATGCAATGGCTGCGTATCAGATGATGTTCATGGCAGAGCCGTGTGTGTCAGTAATCAACGGTGCCTCAGGTGCAGTGCAGGATTGCAAGCGTAACTATGAGTGGCTTGATAGTTTTGAGAAGATCAATGTCTGCTTTGATAGTGACACTGCCGGACAGAACGCAGCCCTAGCTGTCGCTGAGTTGTTTGATCCACGCAAGGTACGCCTTGTTAAGATGACACTCAAAGACCCTAACGACTACATCCTCAAGGGCCGTGAACGTGAGTTCATCGACAGTCACAGGAAGGCTGGCCCCTTCACACCTGACGGTATCATCTCAGGTGCTGACATGTATGAGATCGTGGCTACACCTCCCAACTATGAGAGTGTGCCGTATCCCTTCGATGGTCTCAACGACATGACCAAGGGTCTACGGACAGGTGAGCTAATCACTGTGGTTGCTGGCACAGGTGTTGGTAAGACACAGGTTATGCGAGAGATACTCTACAGTCTCATACGAGAAGACAAAGGTAACGTAGGCACCCTCTTCTTAGAGGAACCAACCCGTGACACAGGTTTAGGTGTCATGTCAATTCATGCAGACAAGAAGCTGCACCTACCCGATACAGAATACACGCAGGAGGAATTTGATGCAGCGTATGAGGCCACTCTTGGAAGCAGTCGTGTCTATTTGTATGACAGTTTCGGCAGCAATACTGTTGAACGTATTGTTAGCATGGTTCGTTATCTAGCACGATCCTGTGAGTGTAAGTTTATTATCTTGGATCACATCAGTATCGTGGTGAGTGACCACGCAAAGGATGAACGCAAGGCACTGGACGAGATCGTTACCAAACTAAAGACCTTAACGATTGAGCTTGACATCTGTTTGCTTATGGTGTCTCATCTAAGTAGGGACAAGAACCGTAAACCACCAGAGGAAGGGGGCACCATAAACCTACAGGACATCAGAGGCAGTGCTGGTATAGGACAACTGAGTAACATCATCATTGCCTTGGAACGTAACACACAGGCAGAGGACGAGCTAGAACGTAACACCACTAAGGTTCGGGTAATCAAGAACAGATTCACGGGCGAGACTGGTGTAGCAGATAGCCTAGTCTATAGTAAACACACAGGCAGACTAACAAGTTATGGAGGATAAGACATGGAGGTAGTGTTCGACATTGAGACTGATGGCTTGAACCCTACAGCCATTCATCTCATGGTAGCCAAGGAGGTAGGTGTCAAGGGTAACTACATTATCCGTGGCCCTAAAGCCTTTGCTAAATTTGCACCCAAGGTAACCAAGTGGATTGCTCACAACGGAGTAGGGTTTGACAACAAGGTAGTAGAGAAGTTATGGGGTTACAAAATCCCACTGTCTAAAACAGTTGACACTCTTGTACTGTCTCGCCTGTTTGATCCTACCCGTAAGGGTGGTCACCGCCTTGAGGATTGGGGTAAACGTCTTGGAGAATACAAGGGTGAGTTCAATGACTGGTCTCAGTATTCAGAAGAGATGAAGGAATACTGCAAGCAAGATGTTAAGGTTACTGAGCTAGTCTATCAGGAGTTGATGAAGGAAGGTGCTAAGTTTAGTCAGTCTTCTATCAACCTTGAGCATCAAATCCATGCCATCATGTGTGAGCAGGAGGTTAACGGATTTGAGCTTGACACTGATCTAGCAGAAGAAATCTATACGACATGCCTTGCTGAGACTAACCGCATTGAGGCAGAGATCAAGGAGTTCATGGTTCCTATCGCAGTACCCGTCAAGGAAGTTATCTTGAAGCACAAGAAGGATGGCTCTATCTTTGCCAACCAATTGCTTGAGGGTTGTAATGTTCAGGGTGACTACACCAAGATCATGTGGGAGGAGTTCAATCTTGCATCACCTACACAGATCAACAAGCGCCTTGATAAGCTGGGCTGGAAGCCAACAGTCAAAACAAAGTCTGGTGATTCATATAAAATTTGCCCAGAAAATTTAGCAACCATCCCTGACTCAGCTCCTCAGGCAGTGAAGGGTCTCAAGGTATGGAAGGTACTGGAGACACGTTGGAAGCTGGCCTCTGAATGGCTACAAGGCTCTCAGGTAGACGGTAGGGTACACGGCAGGGTCATCACACCCGGTGCTGTTACACATCGTGCAGCACACCGTGGCCCTAACATGGCTAACATCCCGTCCGTACCTCACGGTAAGGATGGTATCCTGTGGAAGATGGATGGCTTGTATGCTGCTGAGTGTCGGCAAGTGTTCAAGGTTCCTGAGGGTAAGTTGCTTGTGGGTACGGATGCAGCAGGGATTCAGTTGCGAGTGCTTGCCCACTACATGAACGATCCTGTTTACACTGAGCAAGTGATTGACGGTGACATCCACACGTTTAACATGAATGCGCTGGGTAAGTTCTGTAAGGACAGGCCCACAGCCAAGACATTTATCTACGCCTTCCTACTAGGGGCAGGGGTAGGTAAGATTGCAGAGATACTTGGGTGCAATGCAGCACAAGCTAACAAGTCTATGCAAAACTTTTATGAGGCACTGCCCACACTCAAGCGACTAAAGAGTGAGGCATCTCGTGCTGCTAGTATGGGTTGGATGAAGGGTCTTGACGGGCGTATCCTATCCATTGGCAGTGAGCATCTTGCTCTCTCTGTTTACCTACAGGGAGGGGAGACAGTCATCATGCGCCTAGCTAATCTCTTCTGGCAACGCCAAGCCAAGAAGGAAGGGATTAACTTCAAGCAATGTGCATGGGTGCATGACGAATGGCAAACAGAAGTTGACGAACACCAAGCTCACAGACTAGGAGAGATACAGGTCCAGTCTATTGTTGATGCTGGTAAGTTCTTCAAGCTAAACTGTCCTATGGATGGTGAGGCAAAAATAGGTAAGAACTGGCTAGAAACCCATTGACATGGTGCTCTACTCAGTGTATTATAATCAAACAGACCAACGCCAGAAAGGAAATTACATGGCAGATAAGAAAATCGTACTCAAAGATGTTGAAGTTTGCTGGGCTAAATTGCAAGAGCCAACCAACAAATACATGGCAGAAGAGTTGGAGTACACAGTTGCAATCAAGATGAACGATCAACTTGAACGTCTTATGACTGACTTCAAACTCAACAAGAAAGTGAAGGAAGGTAAGGACACTACATTCGATGGTGCTCGATTCATTCAGATCGGTCTTGACGAGAAGACACGGGGTGGGTGGACACGTTACGGTGAGGTCTACGACAGCAACGGTAACCCAACTGAGGCATTGATTGGGAATGGTTCAAAGGTAAACATGTTTGTCTCTATCGGCAACAGCAACTACGGTAACATCATCAAGCTGGGACATCTCTCAGACATGAACCACGAAACCAAGGAGATGTTCTTTGATTTCTGTCAGGTCATGGAGCTAGTAGACTTCGATGCACCATCAGCAGTCATCAAGTCTAACGTCCAGACTAACGCAGCTGTAGAGGCTGCACCATCAGAAGAGATGGAAATTGCATTCGAGTAAGGAGATAACATGACAGACCTACCCAAAGGTATTGATACCCTAATCGAAGATGTCTATGCTGTGTTGACTGATGGTTACACATCGACAGAAGAAAGCGAGAAGGTTATTGATACCTTTGGGGACAGTCTCAAAGACTTACTCCGTTCTCGTTTGAAACCTCGTACAGGAAAGGGAGCAACACTACGTCTATCAGCAATCGGTAAACCTTCTCGTCAACTATGGTATGACAGTAAGGGACACAGCCGTGAGGTTATGACTGGTGACAAGCTACTCAAGTTTCTGTACGGGGACATCATCGAAGAGATACTTCTTACGTTAGCTAAACTTTCTGGTCACAGTGTGACAAATGAGCAACACAAGGTGAAGGTCGCAGGTATTACAGGACACATGGACGCAGTGATTGATTGTCATGTAGTCGATGTAAAGTCTGCTTCCCCTTCCGCCTTCAAGAAGTTTTCTCAGGCAAGCCTAGCTGTTGATGATCCATTCGGATACATGCAGCAAATCTCTGCCTACAGTGAGGCTGTCCCTGATAACAATGGTGTAGCTTTCTGGGCCATGAATAAGGTGGATGGTTCACTCGTTCTTTACCAACCATCTGATGACTTACTACCCGACACACAAGAACGTGTCACTGAATTGAAAGAAGTCTTAGCCTCTGACACACCACCTGAACGGTGCTACGAGGTTGAGTTTGACTACAAGACAGGTAATGAGAAGCTGGCTATTGGCTGCGTCTTCTGTGACTTCAAGAAGGAGTGTTGGAAAGATGCTAACGATGGTCAGGGTCTCAAGGGTTACAAGTATGCAGCTATGCCGTTCCCCTTGTACCTCACCAAGGTGGTGAAGGAACCAAGGGTTGCGGAGATAGACATTGGCTAGGAAGTTAACCACAAGACAAAGAGCACTCAAGGCTGGGTATAGGTCTGGCCTTGAGGAACAAACGGCTAAGATGTTAAAGAAGAAGAAAGTAAAGTACACCTACGAAGAGACCAAGATCAAGTGGGAAGACTTTAAGATCAGGACTTACACACCTGACTTTGTTCTACACAACGGCATCATAGTAGAAACCAAGGGCCGCTTCACAGCAGCAGATAGACGCAAACACCTTGAAATTAAACGACAATACGGGACAGAACATGACATCAGGTTCGTCTTTAGTAACAGTCGTGCTAAGTTATACAAGGGTGCTAAGTCTTCATACGGTGACTGGTGTAACAAGAACGGGTTCCTTTACGCAGACAAGGAGATACCAGAGGAATGGTTAAATGAATGAGGATTTGACTACTCGAATTACTGAAAGGTTCAGTATTGAAGAGATAGCAGACGCCTGTGGCATTACACCTTACATGTTTATACAGGCTTTCGCAGATGAAATAGTTGACAACCTAAGCTCTTTGTCAGATATTGACCACGGGTTTACAACAAAGATAGAGGACTACGAATGATTACACAGGAAGACATTGATGCCTTCAAGATCATAGACGTTACACCTATGGACTACTCGTATTGGGTAGAGGATAAGATTGTAACTAAAGGAGATACCCGTTTGATTGAGAACACTCTTGGTCTAGTGGGTGAGGCTGGTGAGGTGGCTGAGAAGGTTAAGAAGTATCTCAGGGACAACACAAAGGTTAGTCAGAAAGAGATTGTAAAGGAGTTAGGAGATGTGGTATTCTATGCTACAGCACTATCTAATTACTTCTACAGTAACCTCAACGAGGTTATGCAAACCAACATGGACAAGTTGAATGATCGTGCTAAACGTGGTATGATTAAAGGGTCAGGGGATAACAGATGAAACAGAAGTGGGTAAACAATATACTCGTAAGGTTCATGCGATACTGCGTGATGTGGTCAGAGCATCGGCAAGCAGTCAAGATTCTGAACCGTTTGTCAGACAGAGAACTAAAAGACATCGGCATTAGCCGTGAAGACATTGACCGGATGGTCTGGTTAGAAGAAGATAAAACTATGCGAGGACGTGGGGAATGAGTAGCAACCAACTACCAACAGACTATCAGTCATTCATCCACAAGTCACGGTATGCCCGTTGGTTGGAAGAAGAAGGACGCCGTGAGACATGGGGTGAGACAGTATCACGTTACATGGATAACCTCGTTTACCCTAATATCGGCAAGGACAGCTACACCAAGGAGATCGAACAGGCTATCCTGTCACTGGATGTCATGCCATCTATGAGAGCCTTAATGACAGCTGGCCCTGCTTTGGCACGGGACAACACGGCAGGGTACAACTGTTCATACCTACCCGTAGATGACCTTAAGTCCTTCGATGAGGCTATGTTTATCCTCCTCTGTGGTACTGGTGTCGGGTTCAGTGTCGAGAGACAGTTCATCAGCAAGCTCCCAGAGGTGCCTCAACTCTTCGAGAGTGAGTCGATCATTGTCGTTAAGGACAGCAAGGAAGGTTGGGCTAAGGGGTTCCGTCAATTGATTGCACTCCTTTATAGTGGTGAGATTGCTCAGTGGGATGTGTCTAAGGTTCGTCCAGCTGGTGCTAAACTCAAGACCTTTGGTGGACGTGCCTCTGGTCCTGCACCCTTAGTTGATCTGTTTAACTTTACGATCCGTACCTTCAAGGAAGCACAAGGCCGTAAGCTGTCTTCTCTTGAGTGCCACGACATCATGTGCAAGATCGGTGAAGTGGTAGTGGTTGGTGGTGTACGCCGCAGTGCTAAGATCTCTCTGTCTAACTTGAGTGATGACCGTATGCGTCATGCTAAGTCAGGCGCATGGTGGGAGAACAACCCCCAACGTGCCTTGGCTAACAACTCTGTATCCTACACGGAGAAACCAGACAGTCTATCCTTCATGCGTGAGTGGATGGCCTTGGTTGAGTCAGGCTCAGGTGAACGTGGTATCTTTAACCGTCAGGCTTCTAAGGTACAGGCAGCTAAGAATGGACGCCGTGATGCTGACTATGACTTTGGGACCAACCCGTGTTCGGAAATCATCTTGCGCCCAAATCAGTTTTGCAACCTAACGGAGTGCGTGGTACGGGCAACAGATAGTATTGAAGACCTAGAGAAGAAGGTTCGTATGGCTACCATCCTTGGTACGATACAATCTTCCTTTACAAAGTTCCCTTATCTCCGTAAGATATGGCAGAAGAACACAGAAGAAGAACGACTACTGGGTGTCTCAATGACAGGGATCATGGACAACCCACTAATGACAACTAAAAACGCAGGATTGGAGAAGACCCTTGAACATCTTAAATGGATTGCAGTTGAAACTAACGCTGAGTGGGCTGGCCGCCTTGGTATTCCTGTTGCTACTGCTATTAGCTGTGTTAAGCCATCGGGAACAGTCAGCCAACTCGTTGACTCAGCCTCTGGGATTCACGCCAGACACAGTGCTTACTACATCCGAACCGTCAGAGGAGACAACAAAGACCCCTTGACACAGTTCATGAAGGACCAAGGCATTCCTAACGAGCCAGACGTAATGAAACCAGATGCTACTACAGTGTTTAGTTTCCCTATGAAGGCTCCAGCTGGTGCTGTGACAACCTCAGACATGACAGCCATTGAGCAGTTAGAGATGTGGTTAGCTTATCAACGGTCATGGTGTGAACATAAACCATCGGTGACTATCAACGTCAAGAATGACGAGTGGTTTGAGGTAGGTGCTTTCGTTTATAAGCACTTCGATGAAATGTCAGGGGTATCCTTCCTACCGTTTAATGAACACACTTACCAACAGGCACCTTATCAAGAGTGTGATAAGTCAGACTATGAAACTCTTTTGGCTACCATGCCTAAAGCTATTGACTGGTCAAGCCTGTCGGACTATGAACAAGAAGACAACACAGCTGGTAGCCAGACACTTGCTTGCTCTGGTGACTCATGTGAAATCGTAGACCTAGTATAAGGAATAACAATGTACACCATCATCACTCGTGACCAATGTAACTTCTGTGATTCAGCCAAAGCCCTGTTGAAAGGAGCAGGGCAAGGCTACACAGAGTATAACGTACAAAGCCCTAGCTCTAAGTGGGTGCTTACCTTGTTAAAGCAAGCAGGACGTAAGACAGTCCCTCAGATTTTCTCTTCTGATGGGACATACATTGGAGGGTATTCTGAGTTAAAGAACTTGATCGGGGTTAAGGAAGATGCGTTAGAATGAGTGCTGTAAGAAAGACTTTTAATCGTGCTTTGTATGAAGCATACGATGCCCCGGCCCGTAACGCCTTGGTATTTCATTTAGAGAGTAAGGGTCACACCATAGTTAACAACGAAGAGAACTACAATGTTGATGTAGTGTCTCAGAAGGGTGACTACACCTACTACAATGAGGTAGAGGTTAAGACTGCGTGGAAGGAGGACTGGCCTACACACTGGACAGACATCCGTATACCTGAACGCAAACAACGACTGCTAGACAAACACGAAGGCATCAACGGTGTCCTTAACTTCTACATCTTTCGTCCTGACTTCAAACAGGCATGGCGGATTAAGGATACCCTATTAACAAAAGATAGTTTGAAAGAAACTAAGGGTAGATACATCCAGAAGGGTGAGAAGTTCTTCCACATTCCTTACACTGAAGCGGAGTTAATTAAACTATGAACAATGTAGAACCCCTTACAAAGCCTTCAAAGACACGGCGTAAAACAAACTACAAGGGGGCTAGTGATAAGAAAACATCTGGGTTAACACCTAGAACAGACAAACAAAAGGAGTTCATTAATGCCCTATCATCTTCATCTCAAGTATTTGTTCTTGGTCCGGCTGGAACAGGTAAGACTTACGTTACGGCAACGGTGGCATCGGATTTATACACGATTAAAGCGATTGATCGAATAGTCATCACTCGTCCTCATGTAGCCGTAGGTAAGGATCTAGGCTTTCTAAAGGGTGACCTGACAGAGAAGACTATGCCATGGGCCTTACCTGTATTAGACGTATTGGAGAAGCACCTTGGTAAAGGAACAGTGGAGACAGGGATCAAGAATGGTAACATTGAGATGGCACCTCTTGCACTTATGCGTGGGCGTAGCTTCGATAATGCCTTCATAATCGTGGACGAGACACAGAACATCACCACTCATGAGTTAAAAATGTTGCTCACACGGGTGGGAGAGGGTTCAACTATCGTTCTTAACGGAGATGTCCAACAGTCCGACCTGAAGGAGGCTGATGGCCTCTCAAAGGTCATACACTTAGCTAAGAAACATATGCTACCTGTGCCTATCATTGAGTTTGGTGTAGAGGATATTGTCAGGAGTGACATCTGTGCTCAGTGGGTCAAGGTCTTCATGAAAGAAAACATCTGAATAAAAGTAAAGCCCCTTGGATTTCTCCTTGGGGCTTACTCACTTAATAACCTGACTTCTTTTTAGCAGTCTTTTTCTTAGCTGGTTTCTTAGCCATTAGGCACTCTCCCCTACTTTAAAACAATTTGGTTTAGCATAGATGCCATTACTTATTAAGGTAGCAGCCATGTTAACTGAATCTTGTTCACACTCTAAACGTGTGTACCACAAGTTCTTCTCGTTACCCATAACAATACAAGACGAAGCCTCTAAGGTCTGACAAGCCATGACTACAGCTAACCACATTACCACTTCACCTTGTTAGCCCAGTAGGCAGCTGACATCTTACCCTTGGCAATGTTCTTAGCATGACGAGCCTTGAAGGCTTTGTTCCTAGCTGTCCCATCAGGACTACCCTTGACACCCTTCTGCCCAAAGCGGATAGTCTTAATCTTGTCACCCTCTTTAGCAACAACAACATGAGATTTGGTTGCATGCTTAGGTGTGGCCTTTGGTTTATTGAAACCTGATACACCTGCTCGTTCTAGTCTTGGATCTTTCTTAGTCATGACCACTTCCCTTGTTTTTTACCGAGCAAAAAAATCCCCACGCCAAGAACACCAATTCCTGATAGAACAACCAGTAAACCAAGAGACCACTCCACAATAGTCTGCTTAATCTCCGCTTTACGATACAGAGTTGCCTGACGATCCTTACGAACTTGAGCTTCAATCTTAAGAAGTTCGTCCCAAGACGACTGACCATAGGCAAACTGAATATACTGTTTAATTTCAGCACGAAGAGCCTCCGCTTGTTTCTTCTTAGCGAAGATGTCCATTGCACTAGGACCATTACCACCGAATAGTACAGCATACCAAGGTGGGTTTTCTGATTGTTTATGTGCAAAGGTAAGATCAGATACAGCACCAGCAAATTTAGCTAAGTCATTAGAGATACCTCCAATATCCTTACCTAGCTGGATACCTTTTTTAATAGCAGACACAGCTGTCTGGGCGGCAGCAAATGCTGTGAAAGGATCAATCATTTGAACGTAACCTCTATTGGACATACATAGTTATAACTAACCCTGTACACTTTGTCGTACCATAAGCCATTCTTAGGTAAGTCGCAGTCGTAGTAGCAGTACTGAAACAACTGGTTACCACTTGCAGTCCACGCATGGTTGAAACCTACGAAGGCTAAGGCACACAACATTAGTCTTTATTAACCCTACTTGATTCCATCATGTCACGAATGGACTTAATGTTCTCATCCATACGGCCTAAGGTTACAGCCTGAGACTGAATAATAGTTGTTAGGTTAGTAATCCTAGCCTCATGTCTACCAATGTCACGAGCATTCAGGTCAATAGCACTAGCTAGACTAGACACATACCACACCAAGGCACCTGTCTGGAACAGAATACCCACAAGAAAAGAGATTGATATACTTTTGTCTTTCATTTTACTTAGCAAACCCCGCACCGAAATATAGTCCAACGATAGCTGACACAATGTGTGTGTCCAGCGGTGTGATAACGAACCCTTGGGCTGACTGCCATACAATCTGCTTGTCAGGTCCGAACAGGAAGTTCCAGAAACCTCCTTGTACTTCTGTGTACCCTACAAACACGGGTACTTCTGGATACCACACAGCCACGAGCTTAGGTAGTACGATGATTGCCATTACAGCTGAGAGTGCTATGATCCTACGTGTCCATGCGAAGTGTTTGTCTTTTGATCCGTACTCTCTGGCTGTGTTGGTTGCTCCTATGAGCATTGCTTGCTGTTCAGCTTTGTTCTTGTTTGACTGACCCCATATGGACATGACACCACCAAGGATGGTAGAGAAAAGCATTGTGATTAGTTCTAAGGGGAGTCCAAACATTAGCTTGCTGGTCCTAAATTTATTTTAAATTGGCGTCCTTCATCACGGCTATCGTCCTTGTAATCTTTACTACCTAGCACAAAACCTGCCGCACGGACCATTTTATAGTTAGGCTCACCTGAAAATATAGACATCAAGACTTCTAACTCAGTGAACTTCCCTTGCTCAATAGCCGCTTCATACTCTTCAGTGTCATATTGTTTACCGTCAAGAGGGTTGATGAAGCTGTTATAGTTGAACCTATCCGTAACAATAATGTCGTTGTTCTCGTCAATTTTAGCACTAAACTGCCCAAGAATTAGCTTGATCTCATCTGATGGGTTACCTTCAGCTAGTTCTTTTACGATTCCTCCAGCTGAAGTTCCTCCCGTTTGGTTCACCTTTATATTACTTTCTAATTTTGTATAAACATCTTTACCAATAGTTACAGAACCCTTTTCAACAATACCCGCATCAAGAACAAGCTGTCTCATAAGGTCTAAGCCACCTTGAGAAAAGATTTCTTCCCCAGCCGTAGAGCCTAGTCTTCCAAACATCATATCGTTTAAGAAGTTTTTACCTACGGGGGAAGTGACAGCTTTAAATATGGTAGAAGTTTTAGAGGCTACATCCGATACAATACCTGCTCTTTCCTCTACATTCTCTACCATTTCTGGCACATCTTCTACAAAACTACCTACACCGTCTACTACAGACTGCCAGATACTGCCACCCGTCTCAGCTACCTGAGTACCCGCTTCTACAACACTATCGACAGCACTAGAAGTGTCTTCGACTACTCTCTTACCAGTATTCCATGAACTTTTAGCCATCAGTTACCTACCTCTGCTATAAGGGCATCTAGGGTAGCATCATCTACCTTCCGAAAACCTTCCCAGATACTGCGTAAGTTAGCTCTCTTCTGAGAAATTGTCTTACCCTTATCTATGTTTTCTTTAGCTAAGAAAAGAAACATTGAATCCTGTGTAGCCTTGTTAAAGACAGTATCTTTAGGTAAACCCATACGGTTAACTAAGTCACGAAGGGTAGAACCAACGATCTGGTACTTACCCATAGGTGTAGAAGTAAGACCTTTCTTGTAAGCCTCAGTCTGTTTACCTAATCGTGGCTTAACGTAACGACCATAAGCCCCAGATGGTTCGGAAAAGTTTATTAAATCCCCTACTGTCTGCTGAGATACGGAGTAACCTTTGAAAGGGGTGTCCTTAGCTTCAAAGTTACCATACAGGGTGTCGTATCCCTTAGCTTCTACAGCCTCTAAGGTTTGTTGGGTTGTTGACTCTGGTGTAAGACTAGCCTCAGACGTTTCTTGAGTAACCAATTTACCAGTATTCCATGAACTTTTAGGCATATCAGTTAATTCCTTATTTAACGTACAGTAAGCCATCAGCAGGATCAATGTAGTACTCACCTTCACTAACCAAAGCAAACGCTTCTGCATTCTGAGGAAGAAGTGGGCTTTCTTTTGTACCTGATGGGACACCTGTTTCACTTGTTTCCTCCGTTACAGACGTAGGCTCTGAAGGACCAGTACCAATGTCTACCTTTAATTTCTTAGCTTGATCTTTAAAGAACTTCAATCGTGCAGGGATACCAGCAACGGTACTATACTTAGCAGCCATACCTTTCCACAAGGAACTGTTTAAGATTTCAGTAGCGGCCTCAAAGTCAATCATTGACTGCCTATCAAACTCTATTTCACCAGCACTAGCTAGACGATTTTTAAGGAGTGTTCGTGCAGATGCACCTTCTTTCCATAAAGCCTCAAAGTCACCACCATAGTAACGTGATACTACAGCTGCAATCTTTTGCATCTGTGGATCAGAGCTATCAAGTAAAGTAAATGTACCCTTCTCAGAGTCAATACCAATGTTAGGGATTGTCTGTGTCTTACCAGCTGCGATACGGCCCACTAAGGCTTGGTTATGTTGCAGTGCTGCACCCATCTGTGCTCTCAGGTTAGCTGCGATACGTCCACTCTCTCCACCAGCTGCCTCAAGGGCGGCAAGGCTGTTTAGATTTGCATTAGAAAACAGGCTATCCATGTACCTAGTAGACTGTTGTTCGTTCTTAGTGAGGGCATAAGATAAAGATGTGACACTCGAGGCATAAGCATTAACTGCCTCAGGAGTTGTTAGCCCAGACTTGGGCATGGAAGAGATGACCCCACTGTGGTATGACATGCTCTTTGCCCGTCTTACCAGATTTCTTTCTGTGAAAGCATCGGCTACTTCTGGAGGGAAGATAACATCAAGTGGGGGTACAGTTGGTGTTGTACCGTCACCAGATAATGCAGCACCACTAGGGGCTACACCCATCAACTCAAGAACAACTGGGTCTGGGTTTAAGGCTTTGTAGTCTACTGTCTCTGGTTTGTAATCAGAAGCAATAACTTCCTTTAGGTCAGCTGTAGCCCCCGCAAGCAATTGTGCGGTGAGAAGAGGGTCATTCATGACTGCTCCCGCCAAAGGAGACATACCGTCTTTCAAAGCGATCTGAGCCATGAAAGTAGTAGCAGCTTCCGTTGCTCCTTTCTTATCGTAGTCCTGTAAGGCAGTAAAGGTAGCATCAATTGCATCCAATCGACCCTTCATGATCTCCCATCTTTCCTGAGCCTCTTGACCAGCTGGTTTCTGGAAGGCTGGTTGAGACTTGAGCAAAACAAAGGCATCTCGCATTTGCTGGAGACTTTTAAGATCGAAGTTACCACCAGCTTGCTCAACTCGTAGGGCTGCACCTACTGTAGCTGTAAAGCTATCTAGTGTTTTAATGTTCTGATCGTAACCAGTGTTCCAGTCTATGTTACCTTGGAGTGTGCCAGCATTAGCAGCTACTTGAAAGGCTGAATAAGTTTCTATTGCACGTTGAGCAGCTACTTCATTGGAGATACTTTCCCCATTTGCTTTTGCCTTTTCTATTTCTTGTTGAATATACCCTGCTTGAAATGCTGGTGAGTTCTGAGTGAATTGGTCAACCTTAATATCTGCCAAAGATGGGGCTTGTTTGGGTACAAAGAAAATATCTTCTCCGAACAAGTTAGTTACGACAGACTTTTCCTCATCGTTTAAACCTAAAGTAGCAAAAGAAGGAGCAAGGTCTTCCGCAATTGCATCAAGACTTTCTCCAGCAGCTTGTCGTTGTTTTACTTTTGTCAAAAGGCTACCAAAGGCTACTCTATCCCTGTCAGACTGTGTAGCTTTAGGAGCAGCTGTCTGTGCTCTAGCAAAAGAGGCACCTACATCCAACAAACTACCCACGACACCAGCAGCAATTGAGGTGTTCGAGATTTGTTGAACTGGTTGAGGTGCTGCGGCTGCACCCGATACGTTTTGGTCTAGTGTAAAGGGCATCTTATTCTCCTTGAGCAGCTTGTGCTGTAATTTGTGAACCTGCCGACTGACCACGGGCTCGTCTAATTAGATCGGTCATGGTGTCTAGTCGTACAATAGCTCTGTATAACTTAGTTTGGTTCTCTATTGAGAAGCCACCGTCTTCTATCAGGTTAAGAGCATCATTGTAAAGCTCCTTACCTTCTTTTATTTTAGCAGGATCACCTGTCTCAATCAAGGACAAACCTTTAGATGCCCAAGTATCAATACGTTTACGAGCATCCTTGAACTTAGCATCCTCTTTGTAGGAGATATCCTTGGCATCGTAGTGATTGAGGACTTTCATTGGGGTAGCACCCGCAATGATAGATGATACAAAACCCAGATCAACCTCTTCTTCTGTAAACTCACCTGCAAGACTACGGCGTTTACTACGGTACTCGCCAGTTTCAATCAACTCAACAACTTTAGAGTAGATGTCTACCGACTTTACGTTACGCATCATCACGGTAAACTCTTCAATCGACACTTTATAGTGTCTACCAAGTAATGCAGAAACAGCGTCCTTTAGAGATGACAGTCCTTCAGTACCAATCTGCACAGATGGGCCACCTAATGTAGACCAGACTGGGTCTTCAGCAAATAGTTCAGTGTATTGCTGAACAAGACCACCCAAAGGAGCGATACGTGTACCTAACGATACGTCTGTTCCTACACCTTGAGAGAGAACCCAGTCAAACAGGCCAAACTTTACAGCATTAAGGGCAGCTGTGGAGTTCTGGTCCTCAGGGTCAATCCCCATAGCGACCATTGCAGCTGTTACTCGTGGAGGGAAGCCCATACCCCGTGTCCCAAACATCACAGTGTTGGTTGCTAACATACGAGCACGTTCTGCTTTGGTTAGATCACGACCAAGCATGATGTTATCCAAGAAACGGTTGGTGTAGGACATCCACTGTGTAGCTAGACCCAAGATCGGGCCTTCTTGGTAAGCACCTTTCTGCCCAGATGTCATACGGAATGTAAGAACCTGTTCACGATTTGCTACATACTGCAAACCTGTCTCACTAAAGACATCATCCGATACTTTCTTTGCACCGTGTTCTACAACAGCTGTAGCTGTGGCTGCAATACGTCCATAAAGTTCACCAATCTTAAATGGTGTCAGCCCCATCTCTAAAAGTTCAGATGCTTTTGTTTGATTACTGTTGAATGTAGCTCCACTACGTTCCAAAACAGACGTACCGATAATGTCACGACCTGACTCACGCATGTAACGTACAGTATCTAGCAGTTCTTGCTTGGTCATACCGGCAAAACCATTGGAGTACATTGCATCAATGTCTTTAGCAGCAGCTTTAGGTGTCTTCAACATCAGGTGAGCAATGACAGGGGTAGCAGCTGTAGCTTTAGCACCAGCCTTAGGTGAGATTGCCATGATCTGTGCAACGTGTGAAGCGTTAAGAACCATCTGGTCAGGGTTAAGGAAACCCATCTTAAGGTGGAAAGCAAATGCTCTGGCTCGACCAGCTGCACCACCAAGCCAGTCCTCAGGTTTAGTCTTTAAACCTTTACCAAAACCGAACACACCCTCGTCATATATGCTCTGAGCTAGCATAGTATAGTACCGATCAAGCCTGTTAGACCTTTCCTGTAACCCTAGACGCCGTTTAATTACGTCCTGTTGGTCAAACATGTCAGCCTCTACTGTCTTAGGACCATCTCCCGGTTTGACACGAGCAAGACGGACGAAGTCTTCTGGGTTAGAAGGTATAGGGCCATCAAACTCTACGTTACCTAGTCTCTTAGCTTTTAGAACCCAACCATTGACAGCAGCCTGAGTTGCTTTATAATGAGTGTAACGGTAGGCAGACGATTCAAACTGTTCTACGATGTTAGTAATAGGGTCTTGATTGCCTACACGAGCACCACCGTACTCTAAGAGAGGAGCATCACCACGTTTACGGGACACCCGCATGGACTGATATTCACCTACAGACATGCCTTGACCATCTACGATCTTAGCATCAACCTTCTGGTCTCTACGTTTAACATCAAACTTAGTGGTAAAGGACTCGTCGTGCTTAGTAGCCAACAACTTCAAGTCCTCAAAGTTCTTAATTGAGGAAGGATTCCAAGAGTTATTTGCTGCAATAACGGCATTGATGCGGGTAAGGTCATCACCTGAGATACCCAAGTCTTTGATGTGTTTAATACCTGTAGCCTTAAAGATAGGTGCTAGGGCTTCTACGATGTTGGTTAGTTCCTTAGCAGCCTTGTCAGCTTCCTTAGCACTAAAAGAACCTATCAGGGTACGGAAACCTTTTGCTGCCTCCTTACCACCAGCGAGGGTAGTCTCAAACACAGAGCCGACAAAGAAGTTAAGGGTCTCGTTGTTTCGTGAACCACCTACATTGTAACCTAATACATCAGACTTCTGAGGAATACGGGCATCCACTACGTCTGTGACATACTGGTAGTTTGTACCGTCAGGAGTTTGGTAAGGCTGGTCTAGCTTGTAAACTACTCTGTCAGCTGTCTGAGCACCTTTAATGCGGCCCTGTAGTCTACTGTACACTACGTCATCGTCTGCCGCCTTAGCAATCACACCGATACCGTCATAGCCTGTATTGATAGTGACTGCCCAACCACCACGATTAGTTACATTCTTTAAAATCTCAGTAGCTTTTACATTCCAAGCTGCATTGTTGAAGTCAGTAAGAGCACGGTAGGCAGTCAATTGCTTTTCAGTTGGAACCTTACCGTTAATCTGAAAGAAGTCATCAGCAAACTTGTTAGAACTAGGAGCACCCCGTTGTGCAGCTAGGTTCTCTTGAGCATCACCCTCAGGTCTATCACGGTAACGTGTCATGACCTTGTTGACTTCTTCGTATTCCTGTTTACTAAGGCTACGAATGTCTTTAAATGACTTATCAGCAATCTTACTTACACGAGCAACAAGACCTTCAGCTGCGTTAATCATAAACCCTACACGAGGACCAACTGTAGTCTGACCAGCTGAGAACAGACGGGCAGCTGCACGTTTAACGAAGCCCTCGTCTACTGTTACATCCTCTAACTCTTTAGCTAGGCGGCTAGTATCAATACGTTCTTCGTACTGAAGATACCATCCACGTTTGTTTTCCTTCAAGCCATAGCCTTGCTCTAGGTCATCTGCATTACGGCGTACTGGGGTGTAACGTGGGTCAAAGTTAACAGCCTCTTGTGCCTCTTTCTTAGTGGCGAAGGCTGCACCATTCTCTGACTTACCCAAGATTGCTGAGTAAATAAAGTTATCTGAATCCTCTGCACGGCGGCGAGATAGTTTAACGAAGGCGTTGGTTGAACTATTCATCAGGCGTGTAGCTACTTCCTCAGTAGCTTCGTTAAGGCTCTCTAGTGTGAATGCCTTACCTGCAAAAGGAGACTGCATAATCTTAGCCATGTCATCAAACAGCATGGAGGCTTTAGTGCCTTCAATAACTGTGGCTGAATGAGGGACTGGTGTGTTTGGATTAGGGTCTAGTGTTGTAGGTCCAGCCTTACCAGATACAGAGCTAGGAGCCTGACCTGTGTTGTGTTGAATGATTGTAGCTTTAGCACCAGCTACGTTACCCTTAGTGGCTGTGATAACCTCAGATGCTGACTTAGACTTTAGAACCCCCTCTATAGTCTCACGAGTAGCAGCAGAACCTGTAATTAGTTTACGTCCACCAGCTGCGGCTAGTCTAGTAGCCGTTTTAGTTACACCTAGTGTGGCTATGTCTGCCAAGGCAAGAAGCTGATTGAACCCAGCATTCTCGTCTACACCAAAGTTATCAATTAATTCTTGAACATCTCTTAAAGATTCATACTCACGAATGTTAAAGAGACCCTTGTTCTCTGCATCGTTTAGTTCATTCTCCCAGTAGGTGTCAAACTCTTCTGGTTCCATTAACAAAGTATCTGCGTACTCTTTAGACTTACGGGAGTCCTTACGGATTAACATCTCAAACACACCGATAGTAAAGTCACGGGCAGTGTTCAGAGTACCAGCAGCCAACCACTTAAAAGTAGAGGGGTCATTCTTCTCAAGACGTTCAGCAATACGTTTGTTAATCAACTCGTAGTTAGTTAACATCCGTAGAGTTTCTTGGTTAACTGTATCGTCATCAACCATCATGATACTAGAGAAGATAAACTCACGAGGAGAAACAGCTACCTTCTTACGGTCTACATGTTCCTGTGCTAAACGACCAGCCTCTTCAATAGAAACACCAGCATCGTATAGTGTCTCAAGGAATACATTCAAGTCAGGAAATTGTTTAGCCAACCCCTCGTGTGTCATGTCCTCTGCAAGACGAGCTTCAGAGATAACGGCGGGGTCTACTTCGAGCAAAAGAGATTGTTCCTCAACCACCTGTTTTTCAAGTGGTGAGGTGGGATCAAGAGGTTTCTTCTGCTCTACCTGAGAGAAGTCCTCTTCATCTGCTAGAAGTTCCTCAAGGCTTACGATACTGCTCATTGTATTTCCTTATTAAGTAGGTAACCTTGGTGCTACAAAACCCGCAGCTGTCCCAGCAACTTTAAAACCTAAATCAGAAATATCTTTGTACTTCTGGGCTTGTCCTTGAAAGGCAGAAATCTCAGAACTAAGACCACTCATTTGTGTACCAAAACCTAATTCAGCACCAAGTTGAGAACGACCTGCACCTACGCCACCTTGCAAACCTGAGCTTGTGGCTGTTCCAGCTGACTGTGCGGAAGCTCTTGCCCTTGCACTTGCTAGAATATTCTGGCGAATAGCTGCACGGCGTTGACGTCTAGCTTGTAGTTGTTGTGCTCTTTCTTGCCTTAGAGCAGCAGCTTGTGCAGCTCTACCAGCTTTATTAGATGCAACCACACCCCCTACAACTCCGACTGTACCTGCAACAATAGCGCCGCCAACTAGCGTAGCACTTGCTGCTGAAGCCCCCACGGCTGTCCCGATTGCGGCTAATGTCGTACCTATTACTGCTACCATTTCAAAACTCCTTTAAATAAACAGACTCAGCTATCTCGTAACCAAGACGTTTGTATAACTTGTCAAGAGTAGAGATACCTGCTATATCTCCCATCCCAACCTGTACAGCACCTTTGTCCTTGCTCCACTTTTCAAAAGCCTTAACAAGTTTAATGGATGCTGGCTTACCTCTGTAATCTTTAGATACAAACCAAGCTAGTTCTGTGGCTTGGATAGTATGTGACATATACAGTTCTGATAGTAAACCAACAAGTGCTCCTTCAACCTCACCGTCTACGTCTATAACAAAAATCACCATATTAGTATTTTGTAACGCAGACAAGATGAACTGCTCTGTCTTGTCCTTATCCCATTTATGAGACTTTGGGGCCTCTTTAGAAAACTCTTTAGCCAAGATTAGAATGTCGAAGACATCATCTTGAGTAGCTTCTCTAATTTTAGTAGGTGTTGTTTTTACCACCAAGTACCTCATACCCTACTAGGTGAAAGTCTTTACCTGTTGCACTCTCGAACCTAAGTTTCATTGAACGTCCACGACCACGAACTTTTGATTTAGTGACTACTGTATCTGAAGGATAGTTGAGGGAACCTAGATCATCTGGGTCCACAACAGGAACATCCTTGAGTTTGTATATTTCACGAGGTGTGCTGTTAGCTTTATTTAAGTTCCATGACACAGACATCAAACAGCTAGAGGGATTAATAAAGTCATAACCAAGACCGTTAGCTACATATCCATCCTCTGTTACTCGCATGTACGTTGTAACGTAAGGTGCAGTCTTAAAGGTTGTCATGTCTCCCATGAAGTCATAACCTGCTTCAGCAAAACTCTTGTAGTCTGCCTCACCCCAATCAAGGTAAGTATCTCCACGGAATGTAGCAAAGGTCATCTTACCTGTTGCACCATCACGGACCAGAACCTTGATCTCACTGTCACCTTGCAGATAATCTCTGTAGAGAGTAGCTACTACATTATCCGCACCATTTACGATAGTATCTGAACCGTTAACAACTT